CTTTTTTCTTGGCAATCATTGCCATGAAACCGGAGTTCATTTTTGTAGCCATATCACCACCTCGTTTAAAAGATTTGCCTTTGTCGGCGTTACTAAAATCCTTACCCACGGACTGTGGGACACCTACTTTTTTGGCAAAGCCCGGATTGTGGGCTATTGCCTCCATAAACCTGTGCTGCTTTTTGCTGGAGCTTGGCATTTAACACATCCGACCTTTAGTCTTACCGCGCTGGGCTATGCCGTCACCACGGGATGATGCGGAGACTGAACCACCTTTAGCTTTTGCAACGGGTTTATTGGCACGCATTCTTTCTCTCATTGCTTTTATGGTTGGGTCATCATCAATGCCGGGGGTAACGCTATTTTTAAGAGCCTCTAATTGGTCTTTAGCTGTTTGCCGTCTTTGGTCAAAAACATCTTTGGTTACAACCTCATTGTTGTGGTTATAGACAGGGTTCCCTGCCGCGTCTTCTGTAACCCTAAAAATATTGTTCATAATATTCTCCTAGCATTTCCATCTTGCAAGAGCCGCCGCCTTGCGGGTTGGTTTACCCTTCTCGTCTTTCATCGGCCCCGGCATGCCGCTCATCCGGGCGCAGAACGAGTCCTTGCGTGGGCCACCTTGGGGCTGTGGAGCCTTGAGGTTGCTGCCGGTTGCTGCGTTGTACTTAGCTCTACCCTTGGCAGTCAGTCCAGCCCCCTTGGAGATCGGTAGCTTCTCGCCCCGACCAACAGAGAGAACCGGGCCTTTCTTCTTAGCCATAAAACACCGAGAGGCTGGTTAACGAGCCAACGCTTAGCGTCAAATACAAACCTGTACTTGCTAAAATACCTTCGCCGGGGACGAGGACATACGTAGAGTTAGCTACCGTTTGGCTTGTAATGTCCATCGTGAACAAGACTTCGCCCGTGGCGCTACCATCACGAATTTCTAATGTGCAAGCAGTGCTTACGGCTGGCGTAACAATGAAGCCTTTTAGCCGTGTACGCCCTGCATAATATGACCCAGCGGTACTGCGGTGCGCTGACTTAACGTCGGTTTGCATCATAATTAATCTCCTGTAAAACGGGGGCCGAAGCCCCCAAGATCAATTAAGCAGACGCTGGGAACTGCAAACCAGTAGAGTCGGCAACCACGTACATGATTGTGTACTGCACAGTACCTGCGGTCACCGCTGCAACAGTTGGAGTCATTGTGGCAACCACTTTAACGTCTGTAGCGCCGATACCAATACCGTTGGGGGATGTAGTAGAAGCTGCACCACACCATGCGCCCAATTTAGCAGCGGCATTGCTGACGGCTGCACGACCCGCAGTAGTTACGTCAGTAGCAGCCCAATACAAAGCGGCGGTAGTGCCGTCGCCAATGGACACGTTTGCGGCAGTTGAACCTGTAAATGCGACAGTGGTGTCGATCAGGATGTCAACGATTTGAGCGCCAGCAGGCAGTACGCAGATGGTGTCGGTAGTCGCGGAAGCGGCCTGACCTGTGTAGTTTTTCTTGAATGTTTGCGAGACAACGGTTGCACCGCAGTTCTCAATATTACCAACCGTTGTGCCCGTTGTGTTGCGGACAGTACCGAGCAGCCAAGGGCCGAGGTGAGTTGCGAATCCCATGATGTCATTCCTTCATGCGTTAAGGTGTATCAATCTTGCATGTAAGTCAGCCGGGACTGTTTGATACACCGGAAAGCCCGGAGTAAGAGCAATATATCAGGAATTGGTGGGGGGTGCAAGAAGCTTGTTGGATTTCTTCAGATTTTCTTCTTGGGTGGTCACGCGTAAGTTCCAAGGGACATGGAGCCCACAAACAGTCTCACCTTGTAGTGGGATGATGTGGTCTACAACGTACTGTTCGCCAGTGGTCTGGGTCATAGTGATGGCAACCTGATAAAGCTGCCGGATTTCCAATTTTTGCTTCCGCGTAATCCAAGGTGGGGTGGCGTCACGAAACCGACGACGGCGAAAACTTGTAAGCGTTTTGTATAGGTCGGGGTTACTTTGCTTGTACTTACTCTTGTACGCTTGTTTTTCTGCTGTGGGTCGCGCTTGTGCGCGGGCAATGACTTGCGCACGGTTTTTTTCGTAATACCGCTGTTTAGCCTCTTCCCCCGCATCTGACTTGTTGTACTGCCTGAAATACTCAACGCGAATGGTGTTGCCGCGCTCCCATTCAACCTTTAAGCACTCAATGCACGCGCCTTTGGTTTTGCGGGGGGCTATGTGCCCGTGCTTGCACGGCTCTCCCGTAAAGTAGTACTTAGCTTCGGTGGCTTTGGCTTCGGAGCGGGTTTTAGGTAGTTTGGTAGTGTCCATGATGTTTCCTATGTTACGACACAGGTAATGTAGCACAGTTTTAACCGAGCCGCAATAGGCAAAGAAAAAGGGAGCCGAAGCTCCCTTTTTTGTAGCAACCAACCTAGGCTGGCTGCGGGTTTGCTTAGGACGAACCCGGAGAACCGAAAACTCCAAGCGGATCCGACCATCCAAAGCTGTAGCGTTCGCGGGACTTGTACCTCACGTTACCGGTATCAAAATCCCCATCCATTGAGTTTGCCAAAGGCGAACGCACAAAGTGCTTCAGACCGTTAGGCACGTCAGTGGTCAGATACCAACCAGTGGTGTCGGTCAAGAAGTGGTTGATCGCATAGCCTTCAGGGATTGAACCGTTGCTCTTCAACGCATTGATATCGTTGTCGGTAGTGCCAACACGCAGGCTGGTTTCCAACAGACGGGTAGCAACGAATTGCAGAGCCGGGGGAACAATCATCTTTTTGGGCTTGGCAGCGATCAGCAAACCACGCTCATCCGTCCAAGCAGCGATCTGAATGACGGCGGCTTCCAAAGAAGTCTCGTTCAAATCAGCGCCAACTGAGGGGCGGTTAGAGTTGGTACCACCGTTGACCAGCGGGTGGGCAGTGGAAAACAAAGCAACGCCGTCGCCACCGGGGTAAGCCGCAGAGAAACCGTTGTTGATAACGGCAGCGCCCTTGACTTGCTTGGTGTACGCCATCGCACGAGCCAGACCCTTGGTGTAACGAGCAGACAGCGAGTCATACAAGTTATCTTCCACGGCCTCTTCAGTGATGGAGAAGCCTAGAGCAATGGTTTCGTGGTTGTAGCGAGTCGTCCATGCTTCCTGTGCGTTGTCATAAGCGATGGCAGAACCCTCGTTTTTGACTGGTGCAGCAGAGAAACCGGACAGCTTGGTTTCCTCTTCAAACGAACGCTCAGAAGATTCCACTTCGTAGAGTTCTTTGTGCTCCTCGCCGTAGCGAGAATACTCAAGGCCAAACAAGGCATTGAGGCCGGGGAGCAGTTCTTTAAGTAGTTGTGCGCGTGAAATAGCCATGATTTATGCTCCTTAAGCAATGCTGGTGGCAGCGTAATACTGATGCTGACCAAAGTTAATCTTGACCAGAATTTCCGGGTACTGCATCAACACAATAGTCGTGTTGAGTGTAGCAACAGGAGCTTGATTCAAAATAAACGAAGTAGCGCCAGCGGCAGCGGCGGTGTCAACAAACGAACCCGAAGAAACGTATTGGCCGTTTGAGTCCAGCGATCCAACATCAGTACCAACTGGCAATGCAAACGGCAGGGCCGAGCAAGTGACAGTAGCAGTAGAAATGCTGGTATACGTTACAGTTCCAAGCGTAACAGCCGTATCAGTCACCAAGCCAAGCACGCGAACGGGCAGGGCTGCGGTGGTAGCAGGCGTATCACTTGGGGCCAAGATTGCGTTCTTGGAATTGCCAGTTGCAGTGCTGCCGGTGTTGTTGATCATAGCCAGATTCTGGCCGATCATAGCGCGAGCGCCAGAAGCAACAGCAGTAGTAGCAGAGCAAACAACACCCTTAAACACTTGGTCAGGATCATCAGCAACAATAGCTACCATATCGCCAGAAGCCGTATTCGCAGGGTAGTACTGCGAGAAGGTCAACTGCTTGGTAAGCGGGTTGGTATAACGGCAACCCAAAAAGATGCCGGTTTGATTGCCTGCCGTGCCGGTAGACACAGACAGACGCACAACTTCACCACGAGACAACCCTACGTAATCACCGTAGAAGATTGCTGTGCCGTAGTTGTTAGTCATGGGGTACTCACGAGTAGAACCCGCAAATACCTGACCTCCGATCAAATTGATCGGTTTTAGCCCGTAGGGGCTATCAATAACGGGATAAGCCATTTAAGACTCCTTAAAAATTAAGAACCAGAACCAAACGTCACTTTTGTCGATTTTTCTGAAAATTTCGACATCCGTGGATCGTTATCTCGAAGAAAATTATTGTCTACTGACTCCATCTGAGCTTTGTTCTGATTAGCGTAATAAGCAGAACGCTGTTTCAGAAACTCTTCCGGAATACGGCAAAGCAATAGTCCGCCTACTTCGACGTTGCCTTTAAAACGTCCTTCAGTAGAAGCGTGCACCAATAGCTCAGGATAGTCCTCTGCCTTGCAGGGCTCATACCCCTCGCGTAACTTAGCAGAAGTATTACTTGGATCAGCTTGTCCCATCATGCTAATACGAATCCAGCGATGATCCCAACCCGGACGTTTATCCGGCGATGGCAGCGTTTCTGGAGGACGCCAAGCAGTAGGGCGTGTAAAAAATTCACGACCATCCAGTTCACGAACCAGACGATTTTGAGTTTTGTCCAAAGTCTTTTCCATTTTTAACCTCTATTAAGTAAAGCAACCTGTTTCGCGTATTGTTCTGGGGTCACCCCAAGTCGCCGGGCAATGGCTACTTCGGATGCCTTTAACCGAATACGGTTAGGTGGTGTGCTGCGGGTAGCTGGAGCTACAACCGAAGCTGGTTTTGTTGCACGGACGGGGGTGTAATCCTCCTCCGGTTCAGAAACTTTTTTGGAAGGAGTTTCATCATCCTCATGGCTCTGGGAGTCCGAAAAACTCTCAGGAAAACGCTTTCGCATTGTTTTGTCAATGGTCTCAAAGTAGTCTTTGGAACCAATATAGTCAGCACCATACTGCCTTTGTAGCTTTCTGTCAAGTCCTGATGCTGCAGCAGTCATTTCTTCGTCTTTGCCCCACCAGTCTGAGTTGTCTTCTAGCCACTTAGCAGTACGTGGTGCAAGTTGCGGCGGAGCGTTTTGCGGTTGCTCCGGTATAAACCTATTGGTTTCGGCTGGGATAGGCTGCATATTCTCAGCCTTGTCCAATCTCAACGTAGCTTTGGCAATTCTGGTCTGCGCTGCAGCAATAAGGTCAGGGTCCCCAGCCTCATAGGCTTCTTTGTACCCACGTTCAGCAGCCGCCAAGTCACTTTCTGCAGAGGTTTTGTTCTGCGCAATAAATGCTTGGCTTCCTGTAGAAAGCTGTTGCTGTAGGCGTTTGTTGTCTTCAAACACTTGTTTTGCAAAGGTCTCCGCAGCTTGGCGCTCACGGATAGCCTCTTCTTTTGCTCGGCGCTCGTCGTGGTACCCACGAGTGAACTTCTTGATCCGTGCCTGTACCTTCTCGTCGTACGAAGCAAGCTCGTCTTCAGAAGCATCTTCAGGCGGGGGCGCAGCTTTGCGATTGCGGTCTTCCGGTGGCGTGTCGTTCTCAATCTCGATTACAACCCCGCCATCACCTGCTTCAGTATCTACGGGTTTACCCTTAGCCTCAGCTTCCTTTTCGTCGGGAAACTTGAATTCGTCTTGTCCAAATCTAGCCATTATTTACTCCTTATGCAGCGCGGGTGATTCCACGCGGATCGTCAACTGTTGCTTCAACCGAGTCATCGTTGATGATTCGGAATTCGCGGCCATGAATCTTCAAACGAGTACCGGAATTTGGTCGGCAAATAATAAAATCGCCTTCCACGCACGATGGCCCATTGGGGAAACGAGTTGCGTCTTTGTACGCATCAGGCCCAAGTTTCACTACAAATAGCACTGGGGTCAGCACCTCTTCGTAGTGCATAGTCTTCGAGTCCTTGATAATTCCCACAGAACTCTCTGCAAACTCCTCCATAGCCTCTGGGACTACGCAAAGAACGTGAAAGGTTTTGGGGTCAGGCAACTGTTTTGCTTTTTCCTCGGCACCCTTATTCAGGATACCGGAGAGGTCCACTGCAGTGATATCAAATTCACTCATCTTCAGATTTCTCCATACGTTGCACGAGGTCGTTTAGGATAGATTCTGCATGGCTCAGACCCCGGATGATCCCGCAGATGTGCCGGTATTCAGGGTAGTCCCCTGCTCTCCCAGCGGAAAGAAAACTCGCTTGCTCACTACGCAATTTGTCTATCTCTCGGGCAATGAACCCGAGCAAGCGATGTTGATCCATTATTTAGTTTCCTTAGTGGATTTTGGTTGTTGTTGTTGCTGCATACGTTGTTGAGCTTGCTGGCGTTGTTGGTGAGCCAACTGCGATTGGTGCTTCGACATATCCACGCGCAAGCGGGCGGTATCTGTTTCTTGCTGTTTAGCCACCCGATCTCGTGCAGTAGCTGAATTAGCCGCAATCTGCATACGCGCAATCTCCTTCTGAGCCTCAATGCGGGCCTGCTCGATAGTTAGTTGCGCAGCCTTAGCATTAGCGTCGGCATTCTGTTTCTGGGCTTTAAGCTGCAATTCCTGCTGCTTGATCTGCAGTTCCTGTTGTTGCATTTGTACAACAGGGTCTTGTTGCTGTTGCTGCGCTGCTTGTTGTTTCGCTTCCTGCTGGTTCTGCTGCAGTAGTTTCTGCGATGCCTGCGCTGCCATCATTGCAATACGATCAGCAAGTTCTGGAGTGACCTCTTTGTTCTGCTCCTTAGTCGGTAACGGTAAGCCCATCTCCATCTCAACCTGCTTGCGGTACTCAAATGCAATATGCTCATTTATGTGAGCCATAGCTGCCGCCATGATTGCCGGTGCTTGGGGATTCATCTGCATCAACTGCTGAATCTTGGGGTCCTGCATCGCCGCTTGGTGCACTGCAATATGCGCTTGGTGATTCTGCTCAATGAACGCCTTGACCGGCTTGCCTGTGAGAACGTCTTGGTTCTCCTGCACGGGGTCCACTGGAACTGCATCATCTTCAGTAGGCACAAGTTTGGCTGCGTTCTTGACCCCCAAAATCTCAATCATCTGGCGATGCAATAGGGGGAGGTCATACAACTGGGGTGCTGACTGAGCCAACTGCAGAACTGCCTGATACTGCACAACCTTCTGCGCCATCGTTGCGGCGTTGGGATCACTGACTGGAATAACGTCCACCGAGTCATAGTCGGACTTCTTAACGTCCCGGTCCCCGCCCTCTGGCTTGTAGTCGTATTCCTCCGGTGTGTAGTCGGCAATGATGACCTTCAGCAGTTTGAACTCCTGCTTCATCGCATAGTGCAGGCGAGCCTGAACTGCAGACATGACCTTTAACGTGCGCTCAAGCAGGGCCAAAGTGGTGCCAACTGGAGCATTTGCGCTCATATCACTCACGTTCATGTCGCCAGATGACGCAAACGCACGGCCTTCAGACACGATATTTTGGAATAAAGCGAATAGAACTTGGCTAGGTTCTTTGTACGGCAGGGGGAGAATGTTGTCTCTGATGCTGCCACTTGGCACATCCACATCCCTAAACTCGCCCGGAGCGATGGGCGTATCGTCCCCTTTGATCCGCAGACCACGGGATTTCAGACCACCGGGCAGGTTACTCAGTGTGCCAGCATCCACCAACTGACGGATCAACATCGTGGACGACTTGGCATACCCACCGATCAAATGGATCAGACCATAGCCATAGAACCCAAAGCCGGGGATGTACTGGTAGTGTACGAAGTGCTGGCGTTTCAGGTGCAGCTTGTCTCCCTCGTACCAATTCCTACGTACGGACAAGACCTTTGTAGTGCCTTTCTCAATAGTGACTACATACGGCAGGGCTATGCCTGTCATCTCACCCTCATCGTCTTTGTCCTCATACCCCTCAAGGTCCAAGTCAACGTGCATCTCTAGTATGCGGAACCGATTGTCCTGTGTAGCAGACAGGCCCATCTCCTCGGCTTTCTGCTTCTCAATGTCGTCCAGTTCATTCGACGGCTCACCAAGCTCAATATCTGAGTAGAACCCAGCAACCATCAGTTTCTTCAACTCGTTCGGTGTCTTCCGCATCACGTGCGTAACCCGCTCCGCTGTCTCTAAACTAGACGCACCATACGGCACAACAATATCCTCTGCGGGGATAAACATTGCCACCTGCCGACCTTTGTTCGGGTCGTAGTACACCTTCTTGAACGCTGAGCCCGCCAGCGGCAGTGACCACAACAACTTCTCATGCTCTGGCCGGTACTCAGCCATTACCTCGGTCAACTGATAATTCATGTCATCACGAACACGAGCAGCAGACTCCTCAGCCAATACGTCAATTGCCCCAATAATCTGGGTTTTCACCGGGCCCATAGCCGGGAACGTCTCCATCATTGCTTCTGACTGGAACCTTACAACACTCTCAGTAAGCATCGGGTGAAACACACCGCAAGCGCCATTCCACGGTTCTGTACGCTCTTCGTACTTCAATCCAAGTAGCTTCAGCCCTTCTACATACGTGCGCATCCAGTCCTTGCGGTCCATCAGGTCTTTGTCAACCTCTGATACAAGCTCTGAACCCAAGGAGTCCAGCACGCTGTCACTGATGTACTCAGCGAGGTTGTCGTCGAACCCCTCCTCGTTACCTTCTCCCGGCTCCAAGTCGATCTCTAGCCCGCCCACGTCAATGCGCACAGCCTCCGGGTCCTCGATCTCAATCTCAATGTCAGGCTGCAGTGACTCAAGCCCCTGCGGTGCTGCGTATAAACCTTTGTCCATTGCCATGATGTATCCTTAAACTGTGTAAAACCGCTCTCGGCGGGCACCTTTGAACCACTTGATCTCTTCTGGTTCGTCAGTGGGCAGTCGTAGGAACCCACCCTGTCTGAACCGCATGAGTGCTAATGTTGTGGCGTCAACCAAGTCGTCGTGTTCCCCGGAAGGAAACGAAGCAACCTCGTCAACTAGTTCCTCGGCCCATCGGGTACGGGGAATCCACACTTTCCCAGACGCAATTATGTCCGAGACTGCATTCAAACGAGCAATTTTGTCTTGGCCCTTACCCGGCGTAAACTCCTGCACAGGTATGCCCATTGAGCGAAGCTCGTAGATCAAAGGTGCACCACTAGCTTTTTTCTCGATCAATACCCCATCAGGCTCGTAGTCGTTGTACTCCTTGAGCACATCTTTCTTTAAGTCCGGGTACTCAACCCGCTTCTTATATGTGTTCAGCAGGATGATGTTAGGCGCATTATTGTCTTCGTCCAGATTAAATATGCCCCATGTGGTGCCTGCAGAGTAGTCAGCCCGCTGGTTTTTCTCAAAGGCTGTGTCCCATGTCTGCAAAATGTAGTCACACCGAGGTGGATTATCCTTCTCCCACCACTTCCACCAGTCGCGTTTTACGATAGCGCTTTCGTTGCCAACAGGATTCTGCTGATATTGTGCTTGCCATTTGGAGTTTGGCAGTTCAGCACGGAGGGCTTCAAGTTCCTGTAGGGGCCAGAATTCGGGCCAAAGAGGAGTACCGGACGGCAAAATGGCCGGAAATTCGATGACTTCCCAATCTTCACCTGCTCGTTGTGCTGCACTTTTAAGTACCTGTCCAGTTAAATCCCGCTGAGCCCAGCGCGTCATCACTATAACAATAGCCGCATTTGGCTGCAAACGCTGTCGGGGCCCTGATGTGTACCACTCGTTCACTTTGTCGTAGACTTCTGGGTTGCTAGCGGCCATCGCAGCTTCTTGTTCCGAGTGCGGATCGTCAATAATGAGCACATCTGCACCCTTACCGGTCACCGTACCCCCTACGCCGATAGCAAAATAGTCACCACCCTTGCTGGTGTTCCACCTTCCCGCAGCTTTTGAGTCCGCTTGGAGCGTCAACTCGGGGAAAATCTCGTGATAAACCTCGGAATCGACCAGATTTCGCACCTTTCGACCAAAACCAACCGCCAACTCGCCCGTATTTGAGCACTGGATCACCTTCTTATTAGGGTATTTACCTAGAAACCACGCAGGTAGCAGATAAGACGCAAATTCTGACTTAGTGTGCCGGGGCGGCATGTTGATAATGAGTCGTTTACATGTCCCGTTTGCCACTCGCTCGAACGCTTCGGCCATTCGCTTGTGGTGTCTACCCGAAATGAAGCTCGGCCACACCGCTTCTACGAATTTGATGAACTTAGTCTGACTAAGCTCTCGTTGTTTCATCTTCTCCAGCTTATCTAGCTGCGCTTCCAGCACGCGCATGTCCGACTCGGAGAGTTTCCCCGTATTTATAAGCGTCTCAATATCTCTAAGTGAGATGTTACTCATCTTGAGTTTGCTCTAGGTCTAACTGACTAAGGTATGGGTCTAGTTCTAGGTCTGATTCTGGCTCTGATTCCAGTTCAGGCATTGGCTCGGGTAGTCCTAGCTGCGCATCCAGATCGTCTATTGGAGTTACGTCCGTAACCGTAGTATTCAGCAGGCGCTTGATCCGCTCTTTGATGGAATTCTCCAAGGACGAAGACGTTGTGTGGTGCACAGTAATCTCGCTGCGCTCTGTAAAGATACCAATGTCGCTGTGCTTGCCAAGTAGCTCCAATGCCTTTAGCTCAAACCGGGGGTCTCCGCAGTCTGCTAACTCAATGAGCTTGTTGGTGATGAAGTTGCGGGCCTGAATCGCATCCGCAATCGCTTGGTAGTCGTAAGCCTTGAGAATTTGCGCAGCCTTCTTAGCTACGCCGGGGATAGATACAGTTTTTGGTTCTTCGCCCTTCGCCTCCCCCTTGATCAGGGTGCGGGCCTTCGCTTCGTCTTCTTCTGAGAAATCAATGCTGCCCCCTAGTTGATCTATGAGGTCTGAAGTATTTGCAGCAATGGCAATACTATCTGCATGCGTTTTGGGCTGCTCTGCGGATAGATCAAAGGGCAGTGGATGTTCTGCAGTAGGCGTAATTTCTATCATGTGCACCGGGTTAGCGGGAAGTGGGCCAAATGTAACACAAAAATATATGGGGGTGGGGGTGTTTGATTTGTAAAAGTGACGGGGGGTGTTTCTGGAATAGGAGTTGGCTGGATGGCTTGGAGGATTTTGTAGGGGGTGGGGGGTGTTGTTATTAGGGTTTACCCTAGGCCCTTTGTTATTAGGGTTTTCCCTAGGTTTTTTGTGACGAAAAGTTTAATTTGGGTGATCGGGTGAGCGGCACACAGTGTATAGAGGCTCAGGAGTCCCTTGCTGTCAAAAGGGGTGGTGGGGGTCTCGGGATAGTGTTTCCAATAGAATCACTTGACATAGGGGTCACTTTGTCATACAATATAGCCATGTTGACAGTATTGGCAACATACGACTAGGCGGTTTCCTAGAGTTAGTGTTTATTAGAGAAGGCTTATATGACAAACGAAAAACTGACGCTGGTTAGTCCGGCAGTGGTCTCTGCAGTAGTTGCAGCTTGTGGCGCGGAAGATCAGGCGAATGCCAAATGGGTTTCCGCTGCTAGCAAGCTCTACATGGTAGGCGTACGGTTTGCCCAATTGGATGATACCAAAGGCGCAGAATACATCGCCATTCGCGGTATGGTCATTCAAGCTCAGAAGCCGAACATTGTGACTCTGCTAACAACGGCATCCACAATCGGGTTCACTGATCAAGAGCGTGCCGATAAGCGCTACTATGCAAATCGGGTTGACAATGTGCACATGAAGCGGGTGCGCGAGCACCTGAAGCGCTTCGAGGAGAGTGCCGAACGTGGCGCTGCAGATAAGAAAACTATGGGCGAGCGTATGGCCGCTAAGTGCGAGGAAATGTTGCAGAGCATCAAAAAAGCTGATGAAGAAAAAATCGACTTTGACGCGGTTGACGCGACAGCTCTCTTAAAAGAACTGAAAGCGTGCTTTCTGAAGTAAGTACAAGGGCCCGCGAAAGCGGGCTCTACCTAAACCCGGTTTCGACCGGGTTTTTTTTCGTCTGTACTCAGGAACCCAGAAACGCCCGAATCGAAATTTCCCGGCGTTTTTATGCCAGTTCCCTGTGTGGGGGTAGCCCTAGTGTGGCCGGGGCTGAAGGTTAGACCAGTTCCCTGTGCGGGGGTAGCCCTAAGCCGGGTAGTGTTTACGCTGGAAACCTTATCCTGAACCGATACACTGCACGCAGTGTATCGTTATTTTTTGCGTTTGGCAAGCCTTTTTGGTAGTATTTCGCAGGCTAGCAATGTTAGGTTTTGGGGCTTTTTTGTTACGTTTTTGGGCCTAATGTTATTTTCATATAGTGAAAAGGTCTGGGAACCCGCATGGATGCTAGGTTCCTTGCTATTATGTTTAATGTGACATTGTTACAGCAAGGGTATGAAGGTTGGAAAATCTGAAGTGAAGTGAAACGCGGCAAAAACCCGGCAAGAGTATTTTGTATTACGCAAGTCTAAGCGCCATATACCCTTTTTTTCACGTAACTTTAATACAATAGTACTTTACATTACATAATAATAATAATTATCTATATAAATCAAGGACTTACGTATTCCGTATTACGATTTGCCCTGCGTGAAACACCCGAAAACCGCTACTAACTTTATAGCACTTTCGTAACACGCCATTTTGCCCAAAACCCTACCGACTTGCCCAAAACCCTGAATCCTTGACATAGACGTAACATTGTGTTATACTATAGGCTGGTAAGGGGATAGAGCAAACGAAGCGACTCCCCCTGCCAGAACCAAGTTAGAAACCAACGTTAGAAGGAAACACCATGAGAAAGTCAGTGCGTCCCGTAGACACGGGCTGGAGCGGGTTCATGCCTGCCCATTACCTCAACACAAACACCGTCGATCCAGATACGGACATAGACGGTAGCGCCGAGTTCGGCGATATCGACAACGAGTACGAGGGCTTGACGATAGTCGAGCCCGACAACGTGCTGGAAGCTGCGCGTTTCCTGAACGGGTACAACGTATGAAACCACCGAACCTCACCCCAATACAGAAAGCCGAACGCATCGCGTTCCTGCTGGCGCTCATCGTAGTTGCCCTTGACCTTTTATTTTGGCGCGGGGGCTGACATGGGACAAGTAAAGCAAGCCCTCTGCACCTGCAGCCACTGCGGTGACGACATAGACCCACGCCGGGTAACCCTCGGCTATCGCCTGTGCTTGTGGTGCGGTGAAGAAGCCGCAACCAACGCCCGTAAGGGCTGGACCGTGGTGCAGGAATACACCAAGGGTAACTATCAGTTCATTACCCCAGCTAGCGTACACACAACCTTAAAGCAAACTAACCCGAAGGAGATACGGACATGAAGCGCCCCTACATCACCCAATACTTTGAAACCCCCAATGCATCGGGGAAGAAGCCAGCATCTACTGGCTACGCAGCAACACTGCGCGGTGCGCGTAGAAACATGGCCGTGCGCATCGTGCTCGGCCAATACGGCTTGGCTATAGTAGCCGAGAGGGAGAAGGCAACGACCACACCCCTGTGCACCATGCGCAGGACAGCAACGGGCATAGCGATCAAGGAGGGAGTATGAACGGAAAACCAATGCTATATCTAGACCAGTACGGGAACCGCTTTTGGGCCAAGACCATCAAAGAACTGCGCAACCAGATCGGCATGGGTGGCTCCAAGGTATCGAAGATGTACCAAGGCAAGAAGGACGGCAGCACGGTGCACACTGGCTACGTGGTAGGCCAGCACTGGCTGACGGCGTTCAAACGAGTGGAGATAAAAGCATGACTAACCGAAAACAGATAGATGCAGGTGCGCAACTCAACGAGGCAGAACAGAAGTCAATGAGGCAGAAAGTGGACTTGATTCTGTCTCTCGCTGGCTCAGACCCGGCAACGATGCTAGCGGCAATTAGCTATGCGCTGGTAAACGCAGCGAACAAGTGCGACGTCACGCCGATGAGCGTGATCAGTGTGCTGGCCCAGATGTTTGACGACCTCGAAGGAGAAGAAGATGAAGATCAAGACGAGTGACCTAACATTGTTAGCCCTTGATTGGGCAGTGGCGAAGTGTGAAGTGGGGGAGGATATTTCAGAGATTGACGATCCTCATTTCTACTCAACCGACTGGGCACAAGGTGGGCCGATCATTGAGCGGGAGGAAATAAGCATCAGCCGCGAATTTGCGGCAAGCAAGGTTGAGTGGGCAGCATGGACGCCAGCGCCCATACGAGATGACGCTGAAGCGTTTGGCTACGGCCCCACCCCGCTCGTCGCAGCCATGCGGTGCTACGTGGCATCCGTGCTCGGGGATGAGGTCGAAGTACCAGAGGGGTTGCAGTGATCAGGTTCTTTGTGTCTGGCTGGAGCACTAGGTTCAGCGTGTGGCACTCCGAGGTCATCGAGGCCAAGAGCAAGGCTGCGGCCAAGGAGCGGTTCGTCGCTCTGCGGCCTACGCTGAAACATGTCAAGGTTTTAATTTTAGGAGATTAGCATGTACGGATCAAACGGAATGCGGGACATAAAGCGCATAACCACGTATGGGGAAGCAAAGCTGCGGTACGAGCAGATCAAGCCGATCAGGGGTAGGGCTGGAGATGTGCGCCCACTGGGTAATCGGAGCAATGACGACTACCGTATAGCCAAGTACATAAACCCGCTCAATGACACTACGTCCTATCAGTGCATCCTGTACCAGACGCCGGTGGTGGAGTTCAAGTCCGATGGGGATGTGGAGATCAACATGGGTGGGTATAGCTCAATTGCAACGCGGACGTTCATCGAGAAGATTCTGCACCTTAGCTGCTACGCAAAGAACGGCAGTAGTGTGCTGTGTCTTGGCAACAAAGCCGAGGTTGTGCTGCACAACACCAAGACCACAGTGATTCGTCGGCTGGAGGTCTATCCGTTCACGTGGGAACTGGCATCGAGCGAGCCGGTATACGAAACACAACTAAATAAGAAAAAGGCCAACGCCGTCCGAGCCAAGTACAGCGAGTTCGAGAAGTACCTGAAGGCAATGGTCAACCTGCGCGAAGAAACACGGCAGGAAGGTTTCTTGGGGAGCAAGTACGCCTACGAACTTATCACGTTCAGCAAAGCCGAGTTCACAGAAGTGGAGCGTTCTGATGTACGCACCGAGGGCTTCCCAGTGGAGCTAATGGCGAACGACCAACCGGAGGAGAGCAAGCACAGCAACTTCTACAGGGCCGCGCTTACTATTGCTCTGGCTATCCGAGGGGGGATATCCATTCTCAGATTTCCGGATATTGGTATACACGTGCAGTCAAACGTAATGCTACCTAGGTTCCGCGAGATTGTGTACCGGCACCACAAGGACGAGGTGTTCGAGAAGGTGCTGCTGCCCGTGGGTAAGGCACCGAGTAGGAAGTACGACAGTTGGGTCAAGTGAAGAGTAAAGGTTGTGCTTACGCTTGACATAGGTACTATATTGTGTTACAATGTAGTCTGATTAGGGGCAATACCGCCCGGTTAGTGGCCTAACAATGTTAGGCAAATTAGAAGGAGTTAGAAATGGCTGAAGTTTCATTTGGTAAGAGCATCACGCTCAAGCAGGCTGCGAACCTGATTTGCAGCAACCCGGAAACCCGCTTCCTCTTGCAGGGCGAGCCGGGTATTGGCAAGTCCTCTCTGCTGGAGATGATCAGTGCACGCCTTGGCTATGCCCATGCGTATATCGACGTACCCAATATGGACCTTGGGGATATCGCAATGCCGGTGATCGACCATGACACCAAGACGACCCGGTATTACCCCAACGCTAGGTTCAAAGTGCATACTGGCGAACCCGTAGTAGTTATGCTCGACGAGTTCACCAAGGGTGCCGAGCCAGTAAAGAACATGCTGCACCCCATGCTGGAGAAAGTTAATCCACGGCTGGGTGATATCCCTCTGAACAAGGACTTGTTCATTGTGTTCTTGACGGGCAACTTGACGACCGATGGCGTGGGCGACAACCTGAAGGCACATAGCCGTAACCGGCTGGTTCCCGTGACGATCAGCAAACCCAATGCCGAGCAGTGGATTGAGTGGGCTATCAACAAGAACATCGAGGCCGAGGTGATTGCATGGGTGAGTCGGTTCCCGCAGGTGCTGGCATCGTACACGGACGGAGGGCAGAACGACAACCCGTACATCTACAACCCTAAGAGGAATCAAAACGCCTTCGTGTCTCCACGTTCCCTTGAGACTGCATCTAACATTGTTAGGACACGGAGCCAGAACGACCCGGATGCGGTGATCGCTGCACTCACTGGTGCTCTCGGTGAGTCAGGTGCACGGGACATGCAAGCATACATCGAGTTTGCCGACCAGCTACCAACGTGGGAGGCGACGGTGACTAAGCCCGACACAGCGCCTGTGCCTACTAGCCCCGGTGCATGCTCCATCGTGGTGTTTGGTGCTATCTCACGTGTGACCAAGGAGACGATGACACCGTTCATGCAGTATCTGGAGCGGTTCGAGCCTGAGTGGCAGGCAGTGTTCGCAGTCAACATCGCCAAGGCCCCAGCCAAGCAGTCCATTGCGTTCAGTTGCAAGGCGTTTGCAACGTGGGTTGCTAAGAACCAAGACCTACTTTAATACAAGGAGAGAACATGGAAGCAGAACGGAAATTGCAGAAGGCGAAGATCGCCTTGATGCGCAACAAGAACTTTGCCTTGTTGCAAGGTGTGATGATGATTGGCAAGACGCGAGTGGATGAGCACACGCCGACTGCCTGTACTAACGGACGGGATGAGGTGTACGGGCGTGAGTTCGTGACCAAGCTGCGTGACCCTGAGTTGTGCTTTGTGATTGCCCACGAGGCAGGGCACAAGATGTACCGGCACATGACCACGTGGAAGAAGCTGCACGACGAGGACCACCGGCTAGCCAACATTGCCTGTGATCACGTGATCAACCTGATGCTCAAGGAGTTGGACCCTCAAGGTGTGGTGATAGCTATGCCTATATACCGGGACGGCCCACACAAGGGCAAGCAGATGGGCATGTGCGATGCGCGGTTCAAAGGCATGAACTCCAAGCAGGTGTTCGACATACTGAAAGAGGAGAAGAAGTCGGGCGGTGGCGGCGGGGGTGATGGTGGCATCGACGAGCACGACTGGGATGGTGCCGACGGTATGACCGAGGAGGAGAAGCGCGAGCTAGTGCGCGACATTGACCAAGCTATACGGCAGGGGTTGATGGCGCACAACAAGCAGGTGGGTGAGGGTGCGGGTGGACTAGACCGCGAGTTGCAGGAGTTGCTTGAGCCCAAGGTCAACTGGCGTGAGGTGCTGCGTGACTACGTGAAGTCCATGTGTCACAGCAAGGACGCGAGTAGCTGGCGCAGGGTTAACCGTAGGTCCCTATCCACAGGCGTTTACATGCCGAGCATGATCAGTGAGAAGGTGGGGCATCTGGTGGTTGCGATAGACACATCAGGCTCCATTGGGCAGAAGGAGTTGTCCGAATTCCTGTCCGAGGTTAAGGGTATCGCCGAAGAGGTAAGCCCCGAGATTGTGGACTTGATCTATTGGGACAGCGCAGTGGCTGCACATGAGACGTACGCGGAGTCCGAGGTGCCTAACATTGTTAGCTCGACCAAGCCACGAGGGGGTGGGGGTACTAGCCCTAGCTGTGTGTCGGACTACCTGAAGAAGGAGCAGATCGTGCCTCAGTGCGTGATCGTCCTCACTGACGGGTACGTGGGTAGTGACTGGGGTAACGACTGGACTGCGCCCGTTATGTGGGCCATCGTAGGAGGTAATGATGTGGTGGCACCGAACGGCAAAACAATTCACATTAAAGACTAAGGAGAACGACATGGTGGTTATAGAGTTTGGCTACAACACCAGCAGCTTAGTGATGTCGCCTAAGGATGCGCTGACGATGGCTGAGATTCTGCAGCGTGCGGAGAAGTACGAGAAGAAGTACCGCCCCGGAGGTGCCGGGGTCGAAAGCAGCTACACGTACCACGTGTGGACTAACCCCGATGAGATCAACATGAAGATCATCAGCGACGACGCCTACCGCATGGCGAAGCTGGCGGGTAAACCGGAGAAGGAGTAATGGAATGATAGACCCAGAACTGCAGATCAAACTGCTGGTAGCTGAACGACCTTGGGAGCAAGAGCCTAAGCACTTCGAGGAGTGGATTGATAAGGGCACAGGGTACACGTGCACGATCTGGCGGCACCCGACGCTAGGCCATCTGTGTGGGTACGTAGGCATACCCAAAGGGCACCGCTGCTGTGGGCTTGGGTACAACGACATGAACGACATCGAGGTTCATGGTGGGCTGACGTACTCAGAGGTAGACGATAAGCGGCAGTTGCATGTGTTCGGGTTCGATGCTGGTCATGCCGGGGATTATTCACCGGGGCTGGCATTGACCCTGTTGAAGGTCACTGGGGAGTGGGGTGTTGGGAGAGAAACGTACCGCACGTGGGCGTACGTGAAAGAGAACGTGTTGAGTTTGTGTAATCAATTGAAACTGAAGGAGTAATGAAATGAGTATTAGTGCATCAGCAGTGTTAGTGGAACTGAACATCAGCGTGTGGCCTGCGTCGAAGATTGACCGGGAGACAACTGAGCTAACCAATACAAACGCAGGGGCAGTGCGTGACGCATCGCAGACCAAGAAGAATCTGTTCGCAGGTACGGGCTTGCGCAAGGACATCGAGAAGTTCGCAGCACGGGCTCGGCTGTACCACAACCTGCACACGTTACCGTGGGCTGACAAGGGTGAGCGCATGCTGCCGACCAAGTTGTTCATGGAGTACAAGCAGACGATGAATGGGTTCGAGCGGACGTTCGACGTTATGTGCCAGAACTTCTTTGTGCAGTACCCGCGTCTGGTTGCTGAAGCACCTACCAACTTAGGTGCACTGTACAAGGCAGGTGACTACCCTGACATCGAGGAAGTCAAGCAGAAGTTCGGGTTCCGTCGCTCAGTCAACCCCATGCCCGACTCCGGCGACTTTCGCTTGGACATACCAGCAGAGGACTTGGACGATGTGCGAGCAGAGTTCCGCGACAAGTTCGACGAGCGGCTGAAGGAGGCTATGCGTGCACCGTGGGACAAGCTGCACTCAGTGCTGCTGGGTGTATCTGACAAGCTGAAGGAGGGTAACGACGGAGACAAGAAGCGATACCACGACTCACTGCTGACCAACCCGCTGGAGTTGTGTGCACTGCTGACTAAGCTCAACGTGACCAACGACCCACTGTTGGAAGAGGCACGGCGACAGGTAGAGCTAACAATGTTAGGGGCTAACTTGGAGAACATCAAAGAGGACGCTGACTCACGCAGCGAGTTGAAGTCCAAGGTCGATTCGATCTTGGGTAAGTTTAATTGGTAAGGAGAAACACATGAGCACAACAAACAACGCGATGGATTTGCCTAACGTACACGCACCTGAAGCCAAAGAGCTTGTCAGTGCGTACAAGGTAACGTCCGTCCTCGCCAAAGTCATATGGGAACTGGCATTGAAAAACCCAATGTGGTCGTTCAAGGCCACAAACTTTAGCTGGGAAGTAAACGACAAACAACAAAAAACAATGGTGGCAAGCAAGTTCGTAGTAAGCCACAACTGGGAAACGCTAGGCACTATTGAAAGGGGGTACAGATCAAACACAGGAGCGGTCATTGAAATCGAGAGTCACCGAATAACCACACGCCAAAACAACTACAGGACCGACAACTTTGAGAAAGCTATAGCCAAAGTCCGAAAGACATTCAAGCCTCGATCAGTTCTAGAGGTGGCAGCAGAGGCAGTAGGTACAGCCGACACTGTTGTTCGACAAGAGCATCACGGCAAAAACCGAGTGGTACACAAGCACACGGAAGAGATCAGACAGAAAGCCATCGACTACGTGACCAAAGGTCCGGGGTACAACTTGTTCTTGGAGTATGCGAAACAACAGGGGGACAAGAGCGTTGCGAACAGCTTAAAGATGCTGCAGATTGCGACGGATGAACTGTCTACTATCGAAGGGATTAAAACCGCTATGGGGGCTAAAAAGTCTGCGCTTGTTGTTGTGGATGAGGGAAAGTACCTAGTCAAAATTAATGACAATGTTCAACTCTACGACGATACTACTCTCCCCACCGAATTCCGTGGGAAGCTGGGCTTGCTCAAGCTAGTGAACGAGAAACAGTTCATCACGGATGTCGGGTGTAGGGTCAACAAGGAAATCTACGTACTGAAACTAGACGAGCAAACAGAGGAACCAAAATGAACATGAACAGACTAAACGTATTCCGCCGCCTCGACGAACTTGAGACCGCCAACATGCACTTGCAAGTCGTGTTGAAGAGCGCACGCCATGAAATTGAGTGTTTGAGGGCCCTGATGCGACTACAGGTAAAGCCGAAGGCAGCACCAGCACCAGCACCGAAGGCAGTCAGGACCAAGGACGCGCTGAACGCGGTGGTAGAGAAGAAGCGTGAGTACGCACGTAAGTACTACGCCAAGAAGAAAGCCGCGAAGCTGGCAGCGATGGAGGCAGCGAAGCTGGCAGCGATGGAGGCAGTATGAACCTAACGCAACAATTTAAACGGCTGACCAGACGCCTAACCCCTGTGGAGATGGCTGCGGCTGAACTGGCCGAGGCTGAACTGCATAGGCTGGAGGCGCACAGCGCGATGGAATATGCCAGCAGCGTGGTCAGTTACGAGGACGCACGAATCAAACGATTGAGAAAGTTCTTAGCAGACGCGGAGAAACAAACATGAGTGGTATTCATATTGACACGACTGGCCTTCATGTCGCCAAGATTGACAAGTACGGCCCTGCGTACACAAAAAAGTCTGTCATTAACACAGTCGCTGCCGAGGTCGATAGCACTAACGGCAGCTACATCACCCGAGGAACAAAGACCATGACTATTGATATGCAAAAAGCCACCCACACATTGACCGACGCAGAGCATATGTTTGCAAGGGCTATGGATAAGTATCAAGCGCAGACCGCTGCGTTAGCTGCGTCAGCCAAGAAATGTTCGGGCGATGTGCGCCAAGCCGCTAATGACTTGGCGTCTGGTTTAAGCAAGGTAGAAAAGACAGCCAACTTTGCTAACCTTGAACGCTACGTGAATTTGCTAGAGAGGGCAGCCGCTGCTATGCAAATGCTGGCCGAGTTGGAAAAGTCCGGCAAGCTGGACAAGATTGCAGGGGCTTTGAAATGACATGGCCCTTCCCCACCCAGCTACCACCCAACAAGCCCATCCCGCCGATGCCGTTTAATCCCAGCAACCACGAGGAGAGTCCACTATGAGCATCTTGGACGAAATCAAAGTCAACCGAGCGCCTACTCACATGGTGCGCCCCGCAGCCCTTGAGCTACAAAAGAAGACCAAGGTAATCATGGGCGAGTATGTCGAGCGGGAGAAGCAACCCGGTGAAGTTAAAGGGGCAGAGAACGACCTATGGCAGCGACCAGTGTACCGTTCAGGTGACGGCGACAGTATGCGGCAGGTTCCACGGGCAGGAAGTTTGGATGCGTTCAGCTTGCCATCACGGGGGAATCGGACATGAGTGGCGGACACTTTAACTATAGGCAGCACACGTTGCTGGTCATGGCTGACAGCATTGACTCTGTCATCATGGATAACGACAGCACTGAAAAGGATGAATGGGGCTACAACATTGGTCGGCACTACAGCCCCGAGACCATTGCCGAGTTTAGCAAGGCAGTGACGGTACTGAAGCTGGCCTATGTTTACACACAGCGCATTGCCTGCCTGCTGTCCGGTGATGACGGCGAGGATAGTTTCCACAAGCGTTTACAGGCACAACTTGGAGAATTGAAATGAAAATTATTTGGATTGTGCGAAAGCATCCGCCATACCCATACAGCAGGGGTAACCTTGAAGCGTTCACTATTCATGGTCAATACCCGAGTCGCGTTGAGGCCAAAGCAGAAGCCGACAAGAAGAACAAAAGGTCAAACTACCTGTACACGGTGTACGGACTGAAGGTAAAGGAGTTCACATGACAACAAACACAGGAGGCCCAGCGTTTCCGCATCAAAGCTCTGACGCCATCCGCGCAGGCATGACTTTGCGCGATTACTTTGCGGCGAAGGCTATGCAAGGAATGTTGGCCCATGAATACTCTCGGCCATTGAGAATCGAGGATTTGTATGCTTGTGACGCTTATATTATGGCAGACGCTATGCTAAAAACGAGGGAATTGTTTATGCTGAAAGCGGGGGTACAGAAATGAAAGACGATGAAGTGGAAGACCTATTTGCCTACGGCTGGCTTGACACCAGCATTGCCATTGTCCTTGCGCTGCTTGCTATTGCTGCGCTGTTTTTTATGGCGGGGTATTTGACATGAAAATACCTGAACCAAACTTAATCAACAAGTACCCGACACCGGGGCACTACACAACAGAGCAGATGCTGGCGTGGGGCAAAGCCTGTGCCGCTGCCGAGCGAGAGGAATGCGCGAGGTTGGTTGAGCCTAATGCCGAACATAGGAGCGATTCTTTGGGATATTTGGGAGGCGCTGAGGGCATTGATCTGCTTGACGGCGTCGCTGCTGCTATCAGAGCAAGGGGAAACACATGACTAAAGACGACGTTATCCGCATGGCGCGGGAAGCTGGTTGGACTGGTCCAGAAGATAACGCTGTATATTTTTCAATGCTGAAGCGTCTTATTGAGCTTGCCCGTGCTGCCGAGCGTGAGGCGTGTGCGAAGGTGGCGAAAGAAAATGCAGCAGAGTACAAAGTGGGCGGTAGTCTTTACCCAATGTTAGGTATGCACAATTCAAATTATGCTGCAACAGCTAGCGACCACATTGCTCATCTCATTAGCGAGAGAGGACGAACATGACTAAAGATGACCTCATTAAGCTGGCGCTAATCAAGCTGGCGCTGGAATCTGGGCTTGCCAAAATTCTTGATGAACACGCCTCGGAATACCGGGACGGTACGTTTGATCGTTCTGAATACCCAGAACTCTTGGCTTTTGCCAACCTTGTTGCCGAGCATGAGCGAGAGGAGTGTGCGAAGTTGCTTGACGAAATGGCGGCACAAGATAAACATAGCAACTATTACGTTGTCGCAGCCAAAGCCCTTAGAACAAGGAGTAAATCATGAGCAGACTACTACACGCTGCCGCCCGTGGAGCGAGGATACAGTCAAGATGGGTAAAAGGAACGCAGTGGCAAACAACGGGTCAATTTGTGTTTGTTGATGGGATGCGCTACTACCGCGTCCACCCGGATGACGAGCACTTGCAGTACGGCCCTATCAGCACGGAGGTACGCAAAGCCGCAGAGACCATCGAGAAAAAGGCGTACCTACACGACGTACTAGGTCACTACGGCCTTGCCGCGATTGACGATTACTTATCACGGTCAAATGAATTTAGTTATTGCTGGAACAAAACTATGAACGCAACTGCTAATCAGAAACAATTATTTCTTTTAATCTTGGCCGAGTTCTTGGCCGATGAGGGGATGTGATGACTGACATTGAAATTGACAAGGCGCTGGCGCTGGCTATTGGGTACAAGCTGTTTGATGTTAAGTTCCACGACGATATGTGGGCAGTTGTTGTGTACAACGGTAGTTGGCGCGTGTTCTCCCACCGCGACTGGAACGTGATCGGCCCGATTGCGGAGCGGTATAACGCATTCCCACATCAATCAAGTGTAGGCACTTGGTCAGCTTGTATTGGCGGTGCAGACGCATGGGTTGACCACATACACACCCCGCAGAAGGCCATTGCATTGGCCGTGATAGGAGCAACAAAATGACAGGATTTAATTCAAAGCGCCAAGCAGCGCAGGCCAAGCTGGACGATGCCGCCGACACGCTGTCGATTGTGTACCAGCGAGGTTTTGCCGACGGCAAGAAAGCAGCACAGCCAGAGCAGGAGCCGGTGGCGCAAATAACTCCTCCGGGGCCAATAACGCAATACACCATCCCAACTCAGCGCCAGTGGCAGGGGCTGACGGATGAGGAGATTGACCAATTGCTGCCAGACATCGTGTCTGGCGGTAGTTTTACCGTCATAAGCTACGGTCGCGCAGTAGCCCGAGCCATCGAAGCCGCCCACGGCATCAAGGAGGGGACATGACTAAGTTAAGACAAGCCGCAAAAGCGGTGGTAGATCGCTGGGATACGCCAGCTTGGGAGTGGCGCGACCAAGGCCCGACCGCTGATTTGATGGCAGACCTACGCACCGCACTGGCACAGCCAGAGCAGGAGCCGAGTCAGTGGCGCGACATGGTAGTAGTCAGCCTAGTCCGCGAGGGTATCAACAAGCACAAAGCGCGTGAGTTGGCTGATCACTTTGCCACCCCACTTGCAGCAGC